ATACAGGTGAAATTGCAAGCGGAAACACAGCGGCTGCAAATTCAGTATAAAAACCAACAAAAAGTGGGGGGTTAACCATACCCCCCATTTTTTATGAGTCAAATTAGATAAATACTTTTATAATTATTAGGAGCAGAATGAAATGTCAGTTTCATCATTAACCAAATTTACAGTACCTATTGACGGTGATCAGAGCGCGGCCAGCCAAGGCTTGTTGATGCCAAAACTTAAATATCGCTTTCGTGCGTCATTTGAGAACTTTGGTATTAGTACTCCACGTACAGAACTTACAAAGCAGGTAATGGATATTACTCGCCCAGAAGTTACATTTGACGAACTTCCAATTGAGATCTACAACAGTAGAACTTATTTAATTGGTAAGCACACTTGGAGCCCTGTCACAGTCAATTTGCGTGACGATGTCAACGGTGGTGTTACTAAATTGGTAGGAGAGCAATTGCAGAAGCAGTTTGATTTTATGGAACAGAGCAGTGCAAGTTCAGGTATTGATTACAAATTTATCACACGTTTTGAATTACTAGACGGTGGTAATGGTGCTAATGCACCTAGTGTGCTTGAAACTTGGGAAATGTATGGTTGTTTCATTACAAGTGTAAACTACGGCGATCTTAACTATGCTAGTAACGATGCGGCAACGGTTACTATGAACCTAAGATTTGACAACGCTGTGCAAACACCACTTGGTGAAGGCGTAGGTGCAAGTGTAGCGAGAACACTAGGTCAAACTATTACAGGCTAATAGGAGTTTTTTCCGATGGCTAGTGTAAACAGTCAATTACAGCCTTTAAATGCAACAGATACAATGCGCGACTATAAACATGCGTCGCGCACTTTTGTTGACAATAATTTTGAATTACAACCTAGACATAGTAATCTTTTTCATGTTGTGTTCAGTTTTACTAGCGAAGCAGCTACACTTTTTAACACAATTGATAAATTAGAAATTCCCATACTTGTTAAAAGTATAGATTTGCCTCAATATACAATTGATGTTCAAACTCATAACCAGTACAATAGAAAAGTGCAAAGTCATCATGGAATGCAGTATCAACCTATTACTGCGGTATTTCATGATGATGTAAAAGAGTTAATTCGTAATTTATGGCATACCTACTATACTTTCTATAACGCTGATCCTACATATGAATTAAACAGCAATAGTTATACTCCATATGACAAATATAACGAAAGAGTACAACAACAGTGGGGATTTCAAAGAGGCAACAAAAGATTCTTTAAAGACATTAAGATTTATAGCATGCACAATCATAGGTTTGCTGAATATACATTGATAAATCCAATTATTACTGCTTTTAATCATGATAGTCATGCATATGCTAATCCTAGTTTTATGCAACACAGTGTACAGTTTGCATACGAAACTGTGAAGTATGCCACAGGATTTGTAAATGAAATTACACCTCGCGGCTTTGGTGATATCCATTATGATGTAGAACGTAGTGACATTGCTCCTGTTAATAGTGAAAATACAGCATTTATCAATGGGTCATTGCAAAATGTAAGTGGACAAGAGAGCAAAGATTTATTTCGAGGTAATCTTATTGGTGTAATTAAGGATGCAGAAATTGTTTATGGAAGCGAAAAACAAGTGCTAACAGGAAATGTTTTATCGGATACATTGAGTATTCTTGCCAATAATGCAATTTCTGGTAAAAAACTTACAAGTAATGTTCTCGTACCAGTCACTGGATTTGGCAAGCAACTACTAGAAGATAGTTTTGTAGGTCCAGATAATATTGTTAACAGTGTTACTAATTTTTTCTCAGGCAATGTTATCAAGTCTCAGGGACAAAATATTACCAGCAATAAATTTTCTGGGACATCAAATTCTACTAACCAATCTAATATAGGATTTGCAAATACTATTCCAAAAAACAATGGATCGATTGCATCGCCAAACACAATAAGTAACACAAAACCTGTTTTTAGCACTACTAATACAGCAGGTACAAGAGCACAAAGGCTATCGCAACTGCAACAGCGTTTAAGAGATCCTAGCGTGCCTGACGGTGAAAAAAACAATATTCGAGAACAAATAAGATTAGAAAGATTGTAATGACATGGCTCAAAGTACTAACTTACCTGTAAAAGATCCTACAAGTAATTTCGATCAACGTGTGCAGGACTATTTCACTAACTATTTCAACAGTCAAATAAAAATGACAGACAATGACTACGAGCTAGTCAAAAGTTTTTTCGTTCAACGCACAGACAATGAACAAGCTGCGGCTGCATTGACTGCGGCTGTAATACAGGCTGCAAACGAATTAGATGTTTATGCTATTGATGTTATAGAGAACTTCCAAAATAGCACTAATTTAAAAGAAGCAGTGCCTACTTTTATTAATCTAAGCAGAAGAGGTAGTAGTCTACTAGGATATGAAGCCGGCATTACTCCAACGGAAAATATAAAACGCCAAACGGAGGCGTAAATGTTTAGTCGCAACAAATATGCAAATGGCATATACAGTATTTCAAATCCTGACAAATATAGTGGCAATAAAGAGCCGAGATACCGCAGTGCTTGGGAACATGCATTTATGCGTTTTTGTGACAATAATCCCAGTGTAATAAGTTGGGCAAGTGAAGCAATACAAATACCTTATCGTAATCCACTTACAGGTAAAGGCACTGTGTATGTGCCTGACTTTGTTGTAATGTACCAAGACAAACGAGGTAATAAACACGCAGAACTGATTGAAATAAAACCCAAAGCACAGACCATGCTTACTGAAAAGACTCGTGAAAAAGAAAAACTTGCTATTGCTATCAATCACGCAAAGTGGGAAGCAGCAGCAAAATGGGCAAAGCATAAAGGCTTGCGTTTTAGAGTTGTAACAGAAGACGATATTTTCCACAACGGCAAACGCTAAGGATAACTATTATTATGACAAAGAAATTAGAAGAATTATTTGATGTAGCACCTACAGACGAACTAGATATTACAGTTCAAGAAAACAGCAATGTAGTAGAAACTGTGACTGCCAAAGACTTGCCACAAATACAAACAGCATTGACTAACGTAGACAAAATTGATGCAGCATTACCTAGTGTGCGTGAACTTGATACAAGCGACAAAGAAATGGATAACATTGCACAATTGGCACAAGATACATTCAAAGACTTAATGGATTTAGGTATGAATGTAGAGGCACGTTTTAGTGGTGAGATTTTTAACAATGCAAGTCGGATGTTAGACACAGCTCTTAGTGCAAAGAGTGCAAAGATTAACAAAAAACTGCGCATGGTTGACTTACAACTAAAAAAAGCAACATTAGATGCTAGACTTGCTCGAGAAGCAAAAGCCAATGGTGAAGATACTGAAGATGGTGATGGCCACCCAGTGGATCGTAATAAACTTTTAATGGAAATCTTAGGCAGGAATACTGAACAAAAGTAATAAATACACTATTACAACAAGGAATACACCAATGAAAAGTTTTAGAAGTTATCTTGTAGAAAGCGAACATACATATAAGTTTCGCATTAAAATGGCTAAAAAATGCGATGACGAAACAATGGATGCACTGGAATCTGCACTTGAGAAATATGAAATTTCAAGTATTAGTAAACCAAAGAAAACTCCAATACAAGAACATCCCATGGATTTTCAAACACTACAAAATTCAGAAGTGTTTATCATGGATGCTGAACTAAAGTATCCTGTGACTGCACATCAATTATATGAATATATTAGTCAAACAGTTGGCGTCCCTGCAAGTCATTTGGTAGTTATTAGCAGTGACCATCCTGAAGAAATTGCTCGTGAAGAAGCAGTGAAAGAACAAGAATACGAGTCAGTGCTTGAAACAGATTATGAAGATTCAAACAATGCTAAAGACAGTTTTGGTGATGACTACAACGAGAACATGCTTAAGGCTATTGAAAGTCGTAAGATGGAATATGCTGCAGTATTTTCAGATAAACAGGATTACAGTGGTCCAAAGACAGAAGAACCTTCTACAGCAAGTATGATGTCAGATAGAGGTAAGAAATAATGAAAGACTTATACAAAGCAATTGATGCACTAAATGAAATTACACAGCAAGAACGTGACGCAATGCGAGCAGCCGCAAAAGCAGACGTTGCTGCAGTAAGACAAGCAACAACAGGCAAAGCACCTCCTCCAACAAAAGCAGACATGTACAAGGATGTTGAAGATTTTGCAAAACAACAAAGAGCAGCAAGCAAAGCGGCTGGCTATGCTACAAAAGCAGAATATGATGCAGCCTATCAAAAGAATCTTGATGCACTTTCAGCCTCTGGTGTCGACATGGAAAAGATTAGTGCAACAGCAAATCAAATGATGCAAACTAAAAAAGGTGCTGCAAGACTTGCTAAGATGGGTATAAAAGATGATGATGATTTGGTTTCATATGCAATGATGAAGGCAGGTATAAAAGATATGACACCTGACAAGTATACTGCTACAGATTTTGCAATTACAGATATACCCGAAGGTGAAGAATTAGATGAGCGTGTAACTTACAACACACTCGCTAAACTAAGTGGCATTGAAAATCCTGATAAAATTTATCCGGGTCAAAAAATTACACTGCCAGGTGGCGGCAGTTATGAAGTAAAACGTGGTGATACACTAAGTGGTATTGCACAGGATTACAGACTTGGTAATATTGGTCAACCTAAATCAGGTAAATTAGATGATCCAACAACTAAGTTACCGCAAGTACCTAATAAGTTAGGACCAGACGGACAATATGACGGTGATGATTTAGGCAATGCTCCTACTACATCTGCTACACCTAAACTAGATGATCCAACAACTAAACTACCTCAAGTAGTCGATAAACTTGGTCCAGATGGACAATATGACGGCGATGATTTAGGAAATGCACCTAGTGCACCAACAGAACCAAAAAACAACCGTTTTGCAGATTTATTCAGAGACAGGTTTTTTATGAAAAAAGAGCCAAACATTGTAAATCTTCCTAATACATACGAACTAGATCCTGAGACAGACAAATATACACTAGTAACTAAGCCAAAGCAACCTTCGGGTTTAGTTAAAGCAACTAGTCAACTTGCAAGGGCAGAGAGTGTTGAAATGACCGAAGGACGTAGATTATACGAACTAGCAAGTCAGCCACTCAATGAAGCAAGTAGAGATAAAAA